GGGCCGCCTCCTCCATCGCGGCCTGCTGCCTGGCAATGACTTCGGCCTCATCTTCGCGCGCCCAGATGATGGACTGCAGGCGCTTGCCAGTTTCATCAAGCTGCGCCAGCTCGTCCGCCCGCGCCGCGTCGCGGGCGCTGGTCGTACCAAGAACGGCATCGTCCATCGCCATCAACTGGCGCATCAGGCCGACGTTGGTGGCCTGGTACGCGCGCGCGGCTTCGGCGGCTTCTTCCGCCACCTTGTTGGCGGCGTCCTGCGCAGCCGCCTGTTTGGCGACGGCGTCGGCTTCGTCCAGCCGGGCGTAGTAGATCGCCTTCAGCGCCCGCGAACCTTCGTCCAGCCCCGCCAGCTCATCGGCGCGGCGCGCCAGCTCGGCCGAGCGCGCACCCGTCACCGCGTCGTCCATCGCCATCAGGTCCAGGACGATCGCGCGCTGCGACTGCTGCGCCCGCGCGGTAATCGCGGCGGCCTCTTCCATGGCCGCGCGTTGTTTGGCGATCGCATCGCCTTCATCCAGGCGCGCGTAGTAGATCCGCTTCAGCTCTTGCGACACGGGATCCAGGGCGGTCAGCTCGTCCTCGCGCGCGGCAAGCACGGCGCTGTTGCCGCCGTTGACCGCATCGTCTAGCGCCATCAGCTGCAGCACGATCCCGCGCTGGGTCTGCTGCGCCTGGATCGCCTTCTGGACAGCCTGGGCCTGGGCTTCGGCCTCCTTGGCGGCCGCTTCGGCAGCGTCCTGCGCGGCATAGAGCTGCTGCTGCAGTCCGGCTAGGGCAGGATCCAACTTGGCCAGCGAATCCAATTCGCGCTGGCGCGTCATCGCCAGGGCCTCTTCGGCCTTACCCTGGGCCTGCAGCAGCGCGACATTGATCCCGAAGGTCGCGTCGCTGATCTGCGCCTGGCGCTGGGCTTCGGCGGCGGCGCGTTGCGCGGCCTCCTGGGCGCGCTGCTGCTTCTTGGCCTTGGACGATCCGAACAGGCTGCTGACCAGGCCCAGCCCGCCGCCGATCACCGCGCCCACCGGGCCGCCAAGTTGGAAGCCCGTTAGAGCGCCGGACGCCGTTGCGCTGATCGCCGAACCGGTCGATCCGCCGATCACATTGCCGATGCCCTGCACGACGCCGGCCGCCGCCGCGAACTTGTCGGCCGAACTGGCCCCGGTCTTGAAGGCCGCCTCGACCTTCTTGAGCACGGTGGCCAGATTGGCGAAGGCGCTGGTCCAGTCGTTGTCTTGGATGGCGCGGGCGATGCTCTCGACGCCATAGGCCAGGTCGCTGGACGTATCGGCGGCAAAGCCCAGCCGATCGGCCATGTCACCCAGCGTGGTCGTCCATTCGACACCGACGCCGATCGCGTCATAGATCGTGCGGATGGTCTCATTCTGCTGGTCGGCGATCGACTTCTGAACCTCGGCCGCCTCGATGCCGACCTTGTTCTGCGAAAGGTACTGTTCGCCCAGCCCGCGAATGAGATTCGCCAGGGCCTCGGTTGGCGCTGCCGCCGCCTCCAGGCCGATCTGCCGACGCTTCAAGGCCTCGGACGACATCCCCATCGTGGAGATCTCTTCCAGCAGTGCAGCGGCGAAGTCGGCGGAGCGCTGCTCCGAGGCGCGCATGGCGTCGGACAGCGCCTTCAAGGCGGCGGCGCGTTCGCGCGCGGCGGCCGTAGCATCGCGCTGCGCCTTTGCGGCAGCGCCTGCCGCTGCGGTTTCCTTGTCTTGATCGCCTTTAAGTTTGCGCAGGCTAGCTGCCAGGGCCTCTACAGGCGCACTTTCAGTGCCGTCGAACCCACCCATCCGGTCGGCCCGCGCGCCCATGGCCGGCTTCTCTGCAAATGGATAGGTCGGCTGCTGGCCGTACAGCTTCTGGATATCGGTCTCGCGGATACCAATCGCGCGCAGTAAGGGCTTACCCCCGAGATCCTGGTTGATCTCGTGGATCTTGTTCATCCACCCCCAGATAGCCTTTGCAGCGTTGACAACGTTGGGGTGGTCAGCGACCCAGTTGTCCATAGCGCCTTGCATGGCCGAAAAGCTGGTTGCCGCTTCGCCCGCCTTTTCAGCCAAACCGCCCGTAACTTCGGCGAGCTGCGTAACCAGCGGAATCGCGTTGACCATCGCCGACTTGAATTGAATGTCGATCTTGTAGGTCAGGCGGTCCAGCTCGCCCTGGGCGTCCGCCGCCTTCTGGACAAGCTCGGAATCCATGACCGAGCCCCAGTCATGGGCGCTCTGGCGCATGTCATCGAGTGCTTTGGAGCCCTCGCGCAGCGCCGGCAGCAGCGGCGTCAGACCAAGCTTCTCTGCGACGGCGGCCTGCTCAGCCGCCGACCCTAGCCCCGCAATCTTGTCAGCGACGGCGCCAAGTGCCTGCTCGAGGGTGTCGAAGCTTGCCGGATCCAGGCCCAGGGCGGCGAACGGCTTCACCGCCTTGGCCGAGAGCCCGGAAGTCGCCGAACCCCAAGCCTTGGCGAACCCCTCAAGCGCCGCATCGGCATCCTGAAATTCCATGCCGAACTCGCGCGCGGCCCAGCGCATTTCCTGAAGGTAGTCCGTCGTCACCTTCAGCTTGTTGGCCGTGTCGGCGATCTCGTCGCCGAACGCCATGGCGTCACGCGCGCCGGCAAAGGCCACGGCGATCGCCGCGCCTGCCGCGGCGCCGGTGATGCCGAGCGCGCCCAGCATGTTGCCGGCGACGCCAAGTCCGCCCGTCAGGCCCTGCAGACTGTTCTCGACCTCACCCAGCCCGGCCTTGATGCCCTTGCCGAAGTCGATCTTGCCAAACTCGCGCAGCTTGGCCTGGGCGGTCGAGATACCGCTGTCGAAGTTGGCGGTATCGATGCCCAGGCGCGCGAACAGGTTGCCGATGGCTTCAGCGGCCATGATCCGACCTCCAGAACAGAACTAGCGGGACTTCTTGAGCGTCTTAGGCGTCTGGGCCTGTGCCACGGCCGTGACGGCCACCCAGCGGCGCATGGCCGTGTCGGTATCCAGCACCGGCCTGGGTGCGGCCTTGGTCGCGCCGCCCGAGCCCATGTAGTCGGCAAGCGTCGGAAACTTCTTTCCGCCGTGCGGAGCCAGCATGTGCCAGCCCAAAAAGCGCAGACCATCCTGGTCGCGCCGAACGCGGGCCCAGCCCCCGCGCAGGGCCAGGACCAGGGTCTTGGGTGTCTGTCGCCAGAAGGCGTCAGGATCACCCAGCCCCAGTTCACACCACTCGCCTAGGAGGGCGCTCCAATCCCATCCGCGCCCGGCGCCGCCTGAGGGCTTGGCTTGCCGGACGCCTCGCCGGGCTCGTCTTCGGCGGGTGCGGGGAACGCCGCCTTCAGGCCGTTCAGCACCAGGTCGGCGGCCTTCGCGCCCTTGATGTTCGGCAGCAGCGCGCCGACCTCATCGCGGGTCAGTTTGGGGTGGTGCGCGCGCAGCGCCGCCCACAGGGCGTCGATGATGAAGCCGATGCGGCCTTGCGCGACCTGGACGATGATCTGCACCGCAGGGCGGTCGCGAAGATCTTCCATGGCGCAGATGGCGTTGATGTCAAAGACGGCCAGGAACGCCCGGCCGTCTTCAACTTCGAAGCGCACCTCGCCTTTCAGCGGGTTGGGTGCGGTCATGTTACGAAGCCACGCCCACCGAGATCGCACCCGCGACCTTGCAGGTCAGGGTGGCGGCCATCTTGTCGGTGGCCGACATCTGGGGAGTCCAGCCGGTCGGGAAGGCCGGGAAGGTATAGGTGGTGTCGTTGTTGGTCGTGATACGCGTGTTGCGGGTCTCGCCCGAGACGCGCCAGGCGATGACGTAGTCGTCGGTCGCGCCGCCCGGCACCCAGTTGACGTCGACCGAGAAGTCGCCCGGGTCGATCAGACCCTGGATGAATTCCCTGGTCCGGTTGGGGCTTTCCATGTGTGTGCCGTCGATCACGTCCACGCTCTCATTGGGCGGGGTGACGTTTGTCACCTCCCCCAGCTTGAACCAGACGCCGGTCGAGGTCTCGACCTCGACCTTACCGCCATAACCAATGTCAGCTTCAGTCGTCATGTTTGACCCTCCTTACGGGTTGCGATGCCAGACCCGCAGGTCGAGGCGGTAGCGGTGGAAATTGGCGTCGACCTCGGCGCCCAGCGCCGCCAGCGACAGATCGGGATCATCGGCCCCGCCGCCCTCGACGAAGACGCGCAGGGGGTCGCGGCGCAGGCCGGTCAGCAGCGGACGCACAGCGTCGGCGATGTCGGATGCGGCCTGGTCGCTCTTGCCCCAGCAATCGAGCTGCACCAGCGAGGCCGTCAGCCCGGACGGCCCTTCCGTGGTCATGTCAGGACGCGGCCCGTCGATCAGGTGCAGCACGATCGCCGGCAACCCTTGGCGCTTTCCCCAGACGATCGAGGCCGGCGGGACCAAGGCGGTCACCGCCTCCGCTCCCGTCAGAACAGCCCGCAGGGCCTTCTTCATGGCTTAGCCTTTCTTGCGGAGAGCCCTGCGCCGCGCGCGGTCGGCGGCCTTTGTGATCTCGACGCGCAACTCGCTCGCGATCAGGGTCAGGCACTCTTCCTTGGTCTCTTCGAACGCCGGCCGCATGAACGGCTGGGGCCGGATACCCGGGTGATGCACGACGCCGGGGCGAGCCCAGTCGCCGCCAACGGTGAAGGACAGGCGCTTGGCCGCGTTCAGCTTGCGCGGCTTGATGACGTGCGGCCCGACCCCGTACTCGAGCAGGTGTGCGATCTTGGTCCCGCGAAGGCCCTTCTTTCGGGCAGGGCCGACATAGACGACGAAGGTCCCGTCACCGGCCCGCGCGCGCAGCGCGTCTCGCTTGGCCTGGACCGCCGCCGACTGGCCTTGCTTGCGCCGCATCGCCTGGGCGAAGGCGTCGTCGCCCGCGACCGACCTGGCGCTGACCGTGATGCTTTCGGCGATGTCGCTGCGCCGGGTCACCGGATCATCCGGCGCCAGGCGCTTGGCGGCCTCGACCATCGGCCCGGCCGCCTTGATCAGCGCCCGCTGAGTGACCGACCGCGCCGTCGCCTTGCTGAACTCGCCCAGGGCGGCGTCTAGTTCCTTCAGGCCATCGACCTTGATCGAAACCCGACTGGCGTACCCCCCGTAACGGGACGAGGTCGGCGTGCGACGATTACTGCCCATCGGCGGCGAGCTCGACCACGCGGGCGACGGTCAGCTCCAGCCCCTCGCGGCGGCCGACCTCCTTGGGATCGCCCGACATACTGTAGTCGACATCATCGAAGCGGACGCGGTCGCCCAACTTGAGCGCCCGCGCGGTGGCCGACCAGCGCACGCGAAAGCGCAGAGTGATCACCACGCCGACCGCCAGGGCGGCGACGCGGTCTGCATCGCGCACCTCTAGCTTTTCGGCCCAGACGGTGGCTAGCGGCGCCCAGCGATAGCTCGCCTCGCCGCTGTCCTGCTCCGCCCCGGCGACACGCTGCAGCAGCGTCAGGCGGCGATCGAGCTTACCGGCCTTCACCTGACGCTCCCGTGCGATCAGGCCGAACGACCGACGATCACGATGTCGAACGTGACCGACGAGCCCGAGCCGCTGTTGGCGATCTTCAGCAGGTCGCCGGTGCCGGCGGTGACGGCGTAGCCTTCATCGCTGACCAGCATCAGGAAGCCCTTGGGCGTGACCTTGATCACGTCGCTGGCGTCGCCGAACGGCGTGGCGAAGCCGTTCGAGGCGGCCCCGCCGACCAGGACGTTGTTCGTGTTGCCCGACGCGGGCTTGATCAGGATGGCCACGACCTCGACGAACGTGATCGCCGCGCCAAAGGCGTCGGTCAGGCCGCCGGCCAGGTCCAGGCTCTCGGTCGAGCTGGCGGTCAGGGTGCGGGTGTCGGCGAACACCAGATCGGCCTTGCCGGCCGTCACGCCGGTCAGCAGATCCAGGATGGCGCTGACGTTCAGCGCCTTCTTGGGATTGCCAAGGTCGGCGGCGACGCTGACCTCGCCAGTGATCTTCGCGCTGACGCGCAGGTCCACGAGATGGGTCAAGACATGACTCCTTCAGGCATGCGCGCGCCGGGCGAACCGGATTCGCGTGCGGTTGGTGAATGGGTTGGGACGCGGGCCGCCGGTCAGGCGGTGCTAGATCTGCTTCAGCGCGAAGGGGCGAAGCATCGCCCGCATGGGCTCGGTCAGCGGGTCAGCCGCTTCCCGGTGTTCGTACAGGGTCGCCACGATCATCTTGGCGGCCACACGGATCGGCGCGGGCACAGCTTCGGGCGCTGCGCCGTAACCCGCCCAGAACTCCACGGTGATCGAGCCCGCCTCGGCGCTCAGGTCGGCGGGCCAGGACTGGCTTTTCAAACGGTGGACGGCGCTTCCGTAGGCGGTCCGGCGCAAGGCGTACACGGCGCCTGCGATGGTCTGGGCGACGCCCTCGCGATCCAGATACATGATGCTAGCGACCTCCAGGGCCGGCATCGGCAATGGTAGGCAAGGGGCGAAACGATCAAACACCTGCGCCCACTTCTGACGGATCAGGCAGCGGCGCAATACGCCGGAATAGCCGTCCAGCAATCCAGTGGCCGCATCTATGCAATCGGTGATCAGCGCGTTTTCGGTGTCGTCTTCGACACGCAGCTGGGCCTTGGCGTCGTCCAGCGCGATCAGCCTTTCGGCCGGGCCGGTCACAAGGGTCGGGACATAGGACAAGGCGGCCTCCAATCGCGCCGGCCCGCTAGAGCCGGCGCGACTATTCATGAGACGTCGATCAGATGAGGCGATCAGGCCTGGTTGGCTTCCGGCTGGATCTGGCCGTGACCGAGCAGGACGCTGGCCGAGATGGGCGTTCCGGCGCCATGCGTGCCGCCGAAATCGGCCAGCAGCTTCAGGTACCGCTTGCCGCCCTTGTAGCCGTAGCGATAGACGCCGGCCGCGGCGTGGGCGGCGATCAGCGACTTGATGATGCCGCCGCTGCCGACCGAGGCCAGGCCGATCATGTCGCCGACGGCGACCTCGGTGTAGGTCGAGTCGTCGTCGCTGTGGGTCAGCTTGAACTCGATCTTGTTGGTGCCGCTGAAGGTGATTCCGCCGGCGCCGATGTCCAGCAGGATCTCGGCGGCGTCATGGCCGCGCAGGTCGACGGCGACGGGGGTGTTGTCGGCCGAGTAGGTGGCGCAGGCGATCGCGACCGCGCGCGTCACCGAAGAGTGCAGGTCTCGCATGTGAGACTCCCTTGATGAGGTCGAATGGTGAAGGCCGCCGGACGAATTCAATTCGTCCGGCGTGGATCAGGCCGCTACGAGGCGGCGATCTTGAGCAGCTTGACCGCCTCGAAGTTGGCGATGCCGCCACCCACGCGCTTGGTCGTGTAGAAGCCGACATAGGGCTTGTTGGTGTAGGGGTCGCGCAGCACGCGGATGCCCTGGCGATCCACCATCAGGTAGGCGCGCTTGAAGTCGCCGAACGCGACCGGGAAAGCGTTGGCGGCCACGGCCGGGCAGTTGTCGTCGGTTCGCACCGGCTTGCCCAGGATGGTCGACGGGGCATCGGCCACCGTAGGCGGCGCCCACAGATAGTTGCCTTGACCGTCCTTGAACTTCCGCATCGCGGCCAGGGTCGCGTCGGACGTCAGGAAAACACCGTTGTTGCGATAGCCTTGCTTCAGCGCGTGATACAGCTCGATCAGGGCGTCGGCCGGCGCCGAAGAGGCGAAGCCGGAAGCCCCGCCGCTGACCACGAAGCCGACGCTGCCCCAGGCGTAGCTGGCGTTCGCGACAGTGTCATAGGCGAACAGACCGCGCGGGCGCTTCACGCCGTTGCCGGTCATCGTGGCCGCGCCCTCCTGTTCGGCGAAGGTGATGTTCACCTCATCGGCCAGCCAGGCGGCGATATCGACAATGCCGTCATCCAGCATGCCCTGGGTCGTCATGGGGTTGGCGTACATTTCCATGA